AAGTCAGTGCCGAGCTTGTGCTTATACATCGCCTCTAATGATCGTCTAAGCGGTTCAGCCATTGCGCCGATACAAAGCCCGATCTTTTCACCATCATCCATCTGCACATTGATTCCCTGCGTTCTGGCGGTCTTGCCGATAAACTCTTTAAGGTATGGCGATTCTGTGTACCAGGGTTTAATTCTTCGCGCTTCATTGCCCCAGCTTTTCAATAAATCTTCGAGATAAGGCGATATTTTCATTACTTCACCCCGCTCTCTGGAGCTATGCCGGTCGCCATAATCTCATCAACAAATTCCAGCAAGCCCTCAATAGCCCGGGCAGCGTCGACCATGTAAAGCCCGCACTCACCTTCTGCAGTCACAGATAGCATTTGCAGCGCTTCTACAGTTTCATAAGCGTCATCAAATTCAGCGAGTTTTTCTTTTGCTAGTTCTCTGTTCATGCTCTAGACTCCACGGCGCGAACTATCGCTCTTCGTTTATTTGCAGATAGCTTGCTGACTTTTTGCTTGATTAGTCTGTACTCGTTAAGCAGGTCTGTTTTAGGTATTAATGGCTTGTCTGTCCGTCTATACAGATCGTTTGTCATAACAAGCCCTGCTACCAGTATTAATGCGTGGTTATTTTTCATGCTCTAGCCCTCCATACAGAATTGCGGATTAACTCTATAAGTGAGGCCGTTTCTAACCTCGCTGAAATCCTCTTTAGATAAGTCTATCCAAAACCACGGTTCAATTTGCACTTGAAGCTCTCCACGCTCACCAGCCGCCCGAATTTCGTCTGGACATATATCATCTTCGATACAATTAAATATAGGTTTCATGCTCTAGCCCTCAAAATATCGCAACGATGCCTGTCTGTTTCACCATATTTTTTATGTAAAATGATAGCGTTCATGTCCCGCCCTGCGCGGTAGCCTTGGCCGTGATGCCAGGCGTCCTTCCCTGCGAGAGTTCGGAAACTTTCTATAATGCTGGAGCCAACCTCTAACAAAGTTCTGTGGTGGATGTGACCTGTGTACCAATACCTGTGTTTAGTGCGACCCCATGCTTCTGGCATGTCTTCAGCCATTAACCCTGGTAGAGCTTCTTTTTTTACAGTGTGTCCGTGGCATACGCCGATTAGATTTGAACCAAACTCGTAAAAATGAAACATATTCGGCTCTTGAATAGTCACTCTGTTATTCTTTTCAAAGTAGATTTGCATAGCAATTGTCAAAACAATACTTGACTCTGAATCATGGTTACCTGGTGCGACAATAACCGTCACTCTTTTGTGTTTTGATAACGCTTTCTCGGTAAGCCTAAGCATTATTTTTATACCAATCTGTAAAACCCTGCTCCATCGCGTGTCTATATCGACAGGTGTACCGGCTGTCGTTGTGTTTTTGCCACTATCACCATGGAAAAAATCACCTAAATTAACAACTAGCGCTTCTTCGGTTGCAGGTGCGATATCAACTAAATAATCAGTAGCAGCTAGCAAGTCACGTTCAGCAATATCACAATCAAAGTCTTCACCGCTTTCTTTGTGATAAGCGTAAAGCCCCACATGTGGATCGCCCATCGGATAAACCGTCATAATGTCCGTTAGGTTAGCCTTGGGAATAGCTATCTTTTTTAGCGGCTTAATGTCAGAAATAGCCGCCCGAAATGCGTCTTCGAAATTGTTGTTCGAATCTTTCTCCCGCTTAGACTTTAAATACTCAACCCGCCTTTCGCCGGTCGATTCGTCCGTGTACCATCTGCCCTCAGTTTTGCGGTCAATCTCAAAGCCTGGGGCCATGCCATCTCTTAATGCTTTATGCTTTGCGCCTGCATACCTTCGGCTGACGTTGGATGCGTTAATACCAAGCTTTTCGGCTACCTGAGATTGAGTAAGGCCGGAATCAATTAACGCGACCACTTCTTGCTCTGCTGCTGTTATTTTCATTACCTAAACTCCCATATCGCTAAACCAAAAACATGTGTACTGACCATCATCGAAATAAACCGTTGATAATCCCTCTGCGTGAAATACATCGGCGCACCATGTCGCCGCGTAATCGTCGGCAGCCTGTGTTACCGCCTCGCTCGCTTCGAATAAAGTGCCGTGATCAAATGTAAAATCTGGCGGGAACACTTCGGCTGTGTTGTGTAAATCGTCATTTTTCTGGCCTTTGATTTTGTACATTTTTACTTCCTGATTAACAAAAAACTAAACTAAAATGGCGTTGTGGTTAGGCATGTCTAAACTAATCCCACTGTAAACCTTCGAAATTCTTGATCTTCGCTTTGTACTCTTCTCTGATTGCTTTGATATCGTCGAGCGTGTAGTTTTTTGCTTCGTGCGGGCCTTCCACCCAATCCAATTTGTCAGGCCCGATTCGCTTCAACAGCCCTTTGCGATATTCGATAATATTGCCGGATAGAGATAGATTGCAGTGCTTGTTACATTGGCCAAAAACGTTCATCTCTGAAAACCGCAATTCTGGATTTCCACCCACGGTTTTGTAATGCCCAGCGCAAAATTGAACGGGCTTAGTCGTGCCGCAACTAATACAAGGCTTGCCTGCGTCACGTAACCGAATAAATTGGTTGAATGTGGTTTGTGTCTTTTTTAGCTGATACGATCTATCGTTATCGTTTATCGCTTTTTTCATCTCTCGCGTTGTTGCTTTGTAGGCTTTCTTTTTCTTTCGCTCGACTATTTCAATAGCGCAGATTGGAGAGCAAGCGGTTTGTGTCGAGTTCCATGGGATAAACGTCTCAGGACAAACTTTGCACTTCTTTTGCTTAAGCGCTCCCATCACTTAACCTCTGGCGGTTCTGGTAGTGGCATCCAGTGCGTGACCGTATCGCTATATCGAGAATTATAAACATCATCGTCTTTATCATCAAAAAACGATCCATCTTCAAGTAAATCGCCCGACGAAATCCACTGAATCTCATCCCGATAAAAATGCATAAATAAAACCTTAGTGTCTATTGGTGGCATCCGATCCTCAACGCTTATCCAGTCACTCATCACTCACCCCGACGAATTAAAAAATCTTTGTTATTCATATTTTGAGTAATACGCATGTCTTTATTCATAAAGATGCATTTCAATACTGCCAATAAAAAATAAATATCTATCCGGACAGACACTTGAACCTGGTAATGTATTTCTTTCTCACTTGTAAATTTTTCTTTCGCGTCGATTACACTTGGTTTCATCACTCACCCCGATTAAGTAAAATAATCTGATATACAATTGCGGCCGCAACTATTCCGACTACCAGAAATCCGAGTGAAAGCAGGAAAATGTCTTGATCGCCTAGGTAGAAATTGAATTTGACTTGTATGGGGTTCATGTGTGTGCCTTATCAATAAAACGATTGTTGGCTTGCTGTGTTCGGTATACCTCGACTTTTAACTGCGCCCCTACCATGAGCCATTTTTCATTTTCTTCTTGCTCTACGGCTGTTCTGAGGTCTTCTAGCAGGGTTAGATATTCATCGTGAGCGTAGGCATAGGATTCTTTGGATTGAATCGTTCCGGCTGGTGCTGAGTTGATCAATAGCGCCTTTTTACTTTTTCGGAATTGCTCTAAATAAATCCGCGCTGCTTTCGCGACTGCTAATAACTTTGCATGGTCTCGGATAAAATCCAGAGGCTTAGATATATCAATAATGTCAGTGACTTGATCGCTCATAACTAGCCCTGCCTACCATTGAAGTCTTCGTGTTCGTCAGGCTCCGAAATCGAATCGTCCAGATAAACGATTGCAACAAAAACAAGCGCCAGGACGATACATACCGCTATTGCTATCACTAAAATAATCATTGGCTTTCTCCGTTCGTTAACGATTTATTTGCTATTTGCCAAGCTGTTGACATATGGAAATGAGCGCCTCCAACAATGACCATGTGAGCGCAGATATCCTCAAGGGCTTTTCGATATCTTTCACCGTCTGCCCTGGTCATTGTCTTGCGTTCTGGTTGGTCGGTGCCGGTCATTAGCTAGCCCGATAATCAACAGGGGCAAAAGGAATATCATCGAACCCATCAGCGCTACCGCCTGCCGAAGTGTTATTGGTCTGGCCTGCTGCCGGTGCTTGCTGTGCCGGTGCTTGCTGACTTGGGGCCGGTGCTGATGACTCACTTTTGCCACCTAGCATTTGCATTTCATTGGCAACGATTTCAGTGCTATATCGATCCGCGCCAGTTTGGTCTTGCCACTTTCGCGTTTGAATCTTCCCTTCAAAGTAGACTTGGCTGCCCTTTCTTAGATATTGGGCTGCTATATCTGCCAACTTCCCGAAGATGACAATTCGATGCCATTCTGTTTTTTCGACTTGCTCGCCGGTTGTTTTATCTTTCCAGCTTTCATTTGTAGCAACTGAAATATTCACTACCGAGCTACCGCTTGCCGTATTCTTCACGTCAGGGTCTTGGCCCAAAGTACCTACGATAATTGCTTTATTTACGCCTCTAGCCATTGTTCTATTCTCCGTCGTCTGCAAACCAGACAGTGATATATGCTGCCGGTGGTATAATTACGCCAATGCCATGAATGGCCTCGCATTTGTAATCCGACTTAAAATCACAAGATGCAAACTTCACCGCGTTCCATATCCAAGGCGTAATAAATAACACCGCGATAATTAAAAATGTTGCTACTTTCATCTGTTCTATTCTCCTGGTTGATTAATTACTTGTGCGGCTTCATGCTTGTCTAAAAATTCAAGCTGAATCTGTAGGCAATGAATCGCTTTATTGATATCTTCGCGGTGCGTACCCTTGTCCCGAAGTAAGTATTTGTTCATTTTTGTATAAACAGCCGCTTTTATTCCGTCATAACCATAATTGGCAAACGTCATTTCAAATGGCTGTAGACCTTTCTTTTTGTAGTGACCGCCGCCGATTTGAGTGTCGAGCGCTGACTTTTCCGCTAGTTTCAAATTAAGCTCATGCATTCGAATTTGTTGATTATTGAACTCGTCGACTCGTTTTTTCATACGATCCGCCGTCTCGCTGCCTGTGTTATCAAGGGTTGGCGTTCCGTTTATTAAACCCCATACCCTCACATCTCCAGTCTCCTCAACCTTCATGCCGCTACCCTCAATAAATCGCACTTTCCTAAATTGAAGTAGTCGTAAGCGTCCATAATCATTAACACTGAATCTTGAAGTCCTTTCTTCTCGCGCCGAACCGTTGCACAACTAGCGCTGCAAGTGGTTTTACTCGCATAGTTCGTATTGCTTAATACTTTCTTTGTCGTTGGGTTCGCTCTCGGTATTGCTTTTGGACATTCAGAACAATAGTGAGTCGGTACAAATCTTTTTGTTTGTGGCATTACGCTGACCTCGGATATGATTGATAGGATAAATCTGCAATTTTCATTTGATCGCCGATCCAGGCGAATTTCATGCGGCCCGTTGGCCCGTGGCGATTCTTATCGATTAGAATTTCGATCACGCCCTTTTCATTCGACTGCTCGTTGTAGACCTCATCACGATATAAAAGCATCACTACATCAGCCTCCTGCTCGATCACGCCTGACTCTAATAAATCGCCCATGTGAGGCCGTTTATCTGGTCGCTTAGTGACTTCTCGCGATACCTGCGCCAATGCGATAACAGGGATTTCCAATTCTCTAGCGAGTGTCTTTAGGCCGGTAACAACGTCTGCCACTTCTAAGCGCCTATTTTCTGCTTTTGGGCTTTTGATACGCTGAATGTAATCAACATAGATGGCTTTAATGTCGTGGTTGTATTTCATGTTTCGGGCTTCGCGCATCAAGTCCGAAATTGTTAAATTAGCCTTATCGTGAATTAATACTTTTCGATCTTTTACTTCGCTAACCAAGCGCATTAGGCTGGAAAGATCACCCTCATCTAAATCGGCAGACCTTATTTTTCTGGCCGATATCCCTCCTTGAATTGATAGTGATCTAAGCCCAATCTGCTCCATTGGCTGTTCAGTTGAGAAAAAACCAGCCGCGCAATTATTTGAAAGCATTAGATTTATAGCCACTGCCGTCTTGCCCATTGCTGGGCGTGCGCCGATAACATACAGGTCTGGTGCTTGTAGCCCCGCTATAGCCTCGTCTAGCAAGGTTAAGCCGGTAGGTAAGCCAACCACCCCACCATTTCTGGATAGCTCTTCTGCTTTACATACGGCGGCATGCAGAGCCTCTGCGATTGTGTGCGTGTGCTTCTTTTCGATAACATCCAGATTCATCAAGGACTGGATCGCCGCGTCTGCGTCATAATCCTCATTCAGTGAATAACAAACCCTACTGATCTCTCGCTTTCGGTATTCGCGAATGATTATTTTCTGTGACGAATCAAAAAACGTGTCAACAAATGCCGCTTCTTGCCATGCCGTAACGTCAGCCAGCCACCTAAACTTATTCGCCGCGTTTGTCTTTGTGTTTAATGCGTCTGACACCGAGATTATGTCGATTGATTCGTTCTCGCGGTCTAGCTCTTGCATCACGTCGAAAACGATTCGGTGCTTCTCTACTAGGAACGCGTCCGTGGTTATTTGGCAATCCATTAAACGGGCTGGGCGTGTCAAAACCGCGCCTAAAAATATCTGTTCTGCTTCTACTGCTGACCATTGATTAATCATTGAGGAAAGTCCTGGTATTGTTTTTGTTGTGGTTGCTGGTTGCCGAACCCTGATTGACGAGTCGCCCAATTTCTAGCGGTTGCCTGCCAATCTTTCATTGGGTTCTTACCGACCTTCCATCCGTTTGAATCGTAGTGATTCAGAAAGGCTTGTGAATCAAGGTTGAGTGTTTTCTCTTGCTTGTATTTTTCAAGGTCATCAAAAGAAGGTTTAGCGAAGCGCCCTATCTTTTTTGTTTCATTGTTTAATTGTTTACATTGTTGTTTGTGGTTAGATGCTGGTTGATTGCTGGTTGATTGCTGGTTAGATGCTGGTTGATCTGCTGGTTGTTTACTTGGTTGATTTATTTGCTGATCTTGGTAAGAGGCCCAGTTTGTAAGGGTTAAAAGCGAATACTTGCTGGTTGATGTGATGGTTATATCGCTGGTTGATTTTAGCCTAGTCAATGATGTGCGTACCTGTTGCTCTGACAAACCCGTTTCAGCAGATAGCACTTTTCGACCCGTAATAAAACTACCGGCAGGAACATCAATACCCTGCCACTTCTTAGGCTTATGATTAGCTCTTAACAGGCAATGAATAAACAAAGTCTTGGTATTGATATCGCTGTACCACTCCCATTCAAGTAGCTTTCGATGAATGCAGATCCAGCCTTGCATTTACTTAGTCAACCCCTTGTCGATAGAGGCAACATAAGCTGTTAATTTGGCTAATACTTCACGCGCATTTTTAGGTGCAATCAATACGGATGTATTCTTGTGTTCGTATCGCTGCAAGATTGCAAAGCCAGTCTTATCTGATACGACCTGGACTGATGGAGTGTTTGTT